GGGCTGACTTCGTGAGAACAACGTCGGAGCGAGCTGGAAAAAAAGCTCTTTCATCTCCTCCCAGTCAAAGACTTCCTTGACCGTCACCACCAGCTTCAACCAGTCACTCGCAGGCATGTTCTCAAACTCAGTCTGCTTGCGACTCGTCATGAAGGCAGCCAGCTTCATGATGACCGGAGCCATCTCCTTGTTGCCCAGCAACAGCATCACAGTTCCCCACGTGTCCGTCTCTCCCATCACATTTACAGTTCGAATGAGCATTAACAACTCTTGGGACGCATCCAAGATCTGCTCAAGCGTCAGTTCCTTGACGGTCACTTCTCCAAGCGTCTTCAGCGTCACCGTCTTTCCTACATTCCGTATCCGATCCGACTCTATCATCTCCGTCATGTCTGCTTCCCTTCGCCTTTTCGAGTCACCTGAAGGCCAAGACTGCTGTGCAGCAAATCACGCAAATTGTTCTGCTTCGCGATGAACTGCTGCGGCTCAACCAGCGTCTTTTCATTGGCATACTCGAACTGCAACTTTCTCAGTTCTTCATCAGTCACCGGCAACGTGAACACAAAGTAGATCGTCGTTCCAGTCGCCTTCGTTCCTTCAAGCTTCTCAAGCTCCGCACCTTCTTGACACCAGATGAACGCCGCTTGATTCAAATCCTTGGTTCGGAACTTACTCCGTACAGCTGTCTTGTCATCCGTCTCTGCTTTCGCCATTCTACTCTCCCTTACTCTACCTGCTCAACAACTTATACGTCTTCGAACGGGGCCGTCGCCGTGATCGTACCCGTCTCCGCGATGTTCGTCAGATCAGTCAACGTCAGATTGCCCAGCTTACTCGCGTAAGTCCAAGCCAACGCGGTGCAGATGGCTACTCTGTCGCCGGCACCATCCTGCATCGCTTCCAGCTGATCGACGATCGACTGATCGCCATTCGTGATCATATCCGCTCGCTCTGCCACCACGAACTGATAGATCGCATCCAAGATGACTGACCGAATCATCTTCTGCGTCGTCAGGATATTCGCCGTGTCCGTGATCGTGAACCTGACGATATTCCCTGACGGATTCGACTTCGTCACTGTGAACGTCGAAATTGCCAAACTGTGTCCCATCGTTCAACTCCTTGAATTCGTGCAAACGATTGCACTCGCCACTTCATCACACTGTCGATTACACGTCGACGATGTGCCCGAAAATACCACTCGCATTCTTCATGCACTCAAACTCTACCTCAAACGCCGTCTCCTCCTCCCTACTCATGTTGTACTCTCTGGTCCCCATCGCGACGCAGCGGAACAACGTAAACGTCCGCACCTCACATTCGGGACCAACGCCAATCAGGACGATCCCATGCTCATTAATCGTGCAGCTGTTGTTGTAGCCCAACAGCAACGTGCTACCCGACAAATTCGCAGCGGGCTGATTGAACGCCTGCTGAATCCTCGTCAACGTGATCTCCAACAAGGTCGTCACAACATACATCCGCTCCAACGATCTCGCCTTCTTGACCACGCCGACCGCCTGATCCGCCATAACGTCGACGTACTCAGGCTCATACCTCACTGTCGTACCACCCTTGGTGTAGCCGACATCTACTGTGTCGATCTGCACCACGGCTGCTCCGACAAGAATGTTGTCAGCGTTGCCAGCCATTGGCAATCTCCTATGTCCTCAAAAACCACTCGAAATTGGCAGTCACTGTGACTGTCCACGTATCCGTCTCATCGTCGTGGTCGGTATCTTCTCTACTCACAAACTTCGTCCATTTGTTTCTTACATCAGTCGTCGTGATACTCCAATAACTTACATTCTCTGCGGCACTCTTCTGATCCAACAGCACCTGTAACCTATCCGCAATCTGCGTCGCCAACAACCTTGTCTTGGCTATGCAGTCAAACATCACCGGCGTCGTTTTCACCACCGTTTGCGAGTCAGTCACCGCTGGCACAGTCGGCAATCCCCTTGCAGAAATGCAAGGATACTTGGGATCACCTACAGCTTTGCCGGAGAACAATCGCCAGTCGGCACTTGTATGCTCAGTCAAAGCTACAAGGCTTCCGGCTCCTGTATCCGCCTGCATCGCTGCTACTACGGCTGCCCAAAACTTTTCCATTACGTTCCCATCGCTCTCTTCAAACGGGCCGAGAAATCACTCATCACCTTGGTCTTCAACGCCACTACCACAGGTTCAACAAACGGGTATGGCTTCGATCCTCTGGCCTCAACCGTTCTCTTGATCGCTTCCGCCACACGTATCGCACCTTTTCCACTAAGACCCATTTTCAACCGAGCATATCGGACCAGCTTCTGCAAATCCTGCTCAGTCCCTGGGTCCTGCCCCTTCTCAACAGCCATTCCGTGAGGCACACCCATCGCACCTACTTCAACTGCGAATCTTCCTGCAAACACAGTCGCTTTGGCTGTGATCCTTTGAAACAACTCACCTTGAAACACGTTCTGATTAGCACGAATCCGCATCTTCATCGGAGGCACAAGCACCGTGATCGCCGCTGTGTACAACGCCGCCACCGCCTTCGTCGGCATTGAGAGGGCAAAAGCCCGCAGTTTCTTCTCAATGATCGGGATGCCTTCGACTATCATGCCAGAGGCCATTACTCCGCCTCCACCAACAAACTCGTATGATGCCAGTGCCCATTGTGATCTCGCTGCTGCTCACAGAACACTATGCTGTAATCTCCTGCCGGAGCTTTCGTCCCAGCAGGAACCGTCACCACCATCACCTCAGTCACATTCGGTGAATACTTCATCAACACCTTCCACAACTTCTTCCGGTCAAGTCCTTGCGGCAGCGTCGCCAGCTCTGCGGCGTCTGGCTTCGAAATCCTACACTTTCTATTCGTATACACTGCCGTCTTCGCACCCGCTACCACCCCACCCATTGCATCATGTGCCTCTGCCTCAGACGAGACAGTCACCTTATCCGGCAACCCAAACAGCGGTATCCCTGATGTCGGCATCCTAACCTCCTGTCGCATCCAAGAACAGATCAACGTAGTTCACATATCTCGCCAGCATTCGATCAACCTTAGCATAGCCTGTCTCCTGGCCTGCCTCACCTCCTTTGAACGTCACCGTGAAGTCAGACCACACCGCCTGCGTCACATCAGACGGCGGCATCCCTGTCGATTGCGGCACAAGCAACTCAAGCACAAGCAAGTAGCACGCCTCTTTGATCTCCAACGGCGTCGTTGAACGACCCCACGTACCTGTCACTTGAATGTTCTTCTGTCCCTTCGGGAATATCCCACCTCGGAACGCACCTCTTCGGGGACTATCGCCGGGCCACGCCTTCGCCACTTCTAAGTAATGCTCATACTTCACGAAGTCATCATTCTCCGTAAGCACTTCAAGCACAGTGGCATCAATGTCAATCTCCTGACACAGCGTAATGCTGATCAACGGATACGGCACTCTCGGAGCAAAGAACACCGTCGGCCTGCCTACACCGTCAAACAGATTCGTCTCCGTCTTCACGTAGAAGATGTCATTGCAGATCGTCTCAACCATCGACTCTACGAGGGCTATCTTCGCCTCAATCTCCGCCGTCGAGTAACCACTGAGATCAACGACCTCACCATCGACCTTATAAGCTACCACTTCAGCGGCTGTTATGTAGTTCCCATCACCCATATCCTAACGCTCCTGTGCAATCGATTGCATCTCTTCATCTCGTATGGCTTCTTAGGATTCGTTTTGCAGGCCTAAGTTTTTCCAAACAGGTTCGCCATGACCTTCGTAAGTTCACGTTAGATTTACAGTTGCACCTTGGACCACTCAAAGTGAGGTGGTGGGAGGGTGCAACTCGTTAGCTTCTTAGAAAGCATTTTCTTGCTTTTTCTTAGGTGCACTCAGCTTGGCTCCGCTGGCGGCTTCAACTGCGACCGCACAGGGTGGTCCGTCTTCCCTTCTGCTCTCAGCTCCGTCACCTTTGCAATCATATCCTCTTCAGTATCCCGCTCGTAGATCGTCCCTCTCGGCGTGATCGGAATCCTCACACCTGGGCAAACACCTTGAACTGTCCGTGGCGATTCACATGAACCACCCACTTGTTGCTCCTCTTGAACTGCTTCGCCATCATTCAGCTCCTTATTCTAACCACATCCCATCATCATCATTTGACTTTTATTCCCAGCTGCACCTACTTCAATCATCGCCTTGAAGATGTCCGGATTGTACGCCGGGGCCGCCGAATCCACCTGCTTCCACGGTGCGTAAGAGCTGGTCGTCGCCGTGGTGCAGTACCAACTGGCGTACCACTGATGGTTCGACCCCGGCGACACGGCCGTGTTCCACGGCGGGGCATCCTGCGTCCCGTCCCAAATCTCAAACGGGTCGTAGTCGGGCGTGATCGGCGTCGACCACCCAGTCGTCTGACTCGACGGCGGGTCAAACCAAGAAACCTCCACATTGCCACTGTTTCCGTAGCCTTCCGAGTAAATCGTCGTGAACAGATCATCCGTTCCCGTGCCATCTCCACTCGCAGCGATCGGACTGACCCTGACGCCATGCCGGAAGAGCATGCCTGTCGCCGTCGTGCTCGTGGTCGTCGTCCACGAAGACGTACCGGTTGAGTGATACACCGTCGAATTGTAGTTTACCGTCTGTGCGTTGCCCCATTTAGCCGACATCACCACCTTGAGTCGGTTGTCTCTGTAGTCAAAATTATTCGTGCCGTCTTCCGAGTAGGTGATCTCGCCGTTGAACGACAACACCTTTGTCAGCGTGAGCACGTCGTCCTCGGCAAGACCGCCAGCACCCTTGATGTCAGTCCCACGCCACGCAGCACCAAGCGTCACCTGAATCTGCTCAGGCCAGTCCGCGAACGGGTCCGCTTGGGCCTCACCCTCAATCATCGCAAGGAACACATCATCATTGTAGGCTGCGGAGTGCGAGTCAACCGAGGACATCCACGAACTTTGGTCCCAAGACTGCTGCCATGAATAATCACTCACGCTCGTGCCCCACGGCAGCATGAACTGAGCACCAGCACCTCCACTCGACAACCACGAAATCGGACTGCCGGTCGTCTTCCCCTGCATGGTGTTCCAAAGCTCAAACGGCTCGTAAGCAACCTTAGTCAAGGCTACGTTAGTCCACGTTTTTGATGTCGCTGTACCAAAGCTCACCCACTCAGCCTCTACACCGCCGATCTGCGTCCAAGCACCCGTTACGCTGCTGGTCGCCCCGTCAATCTTGACGCCATTCCGCCAAAGACCACCATCTGTCGTGCCGTAGGCCGTAGCGTCAAACGCAGCAGACACCCGCATGTTGATACGGTTATCCGTTTGGTGGGGCACATCAGTCCCGTCTTCAGAGTACCACGCCTCACCACCCGTAGCGTAAGCTTGGACACTATGCTTGATAAGCTCAACCGCATCACACGGATTCAAATCAAGATTGCCGCTCCAAGCAGCACCAAGCACTACCGTGATCTTCGCCGGCCAATCCTTTGCAAAGTCAGTCATGATTGCTGCGTCCTCTCAGCCATGTACTTCGTCGAGCCTACCAACGAACCGTACTGCCAACAATGCTTGCACGCAGCAGGCGGCTTGTCCACACCGTCACGTCCACACTTCACTTGCTTGACCTGCAACACTCCAAGATCGGCGGGTCGCTGCACTTCATCATACTCCTCCGACCATGCAAAATGCTTGCACACATCTGGAATCATTCTGCTCTTACGTCTTTGGGCAAGTCCTTCACGTATCTTGGCATTCAGCTCCGGAACACCGACAAACGACCTATGGAACGGCGGATTACTACTTATCCACAAAGTCGTATCAAACCAACTCATCCTCTCACGTCTCTTCTCCGTCATTACATCAATCGCCTCTTGTCTTAGACCTGGGTACGCCGCCGTATCCTTCGCCTTCAACGCTTCATAGATACGAACTGCCAACAAACCTGCCGGCTCATCACCTTCCAACCAACCTGGAAAGTCAAAACTACGAAACAGCGTCGGGTCGATGTTGTCACGGGCCGCTTGCAGCTGTGCCGGCGTCGGCGTTATCTTCAAAAACTGTGCAATCAATTGCACCGGCCTGTTCGTCAGCATATCTTCATAGTCCATCCAACGAATCTGCGGCAGCGTTCCAGCTTTTCTCATCGCTGCCATCCAACTCAGCAACAGCGTCATACCCTGCACATATCGCCACGGTGAAATAGGTCGCACTTTATCCCACTCACCATTCATCGCAGCAACCATGACTTCATTGCCGCCCATCAATCCTTGCTGCGATACAGCGATGTTCCTCGGATCACGCAGGCAGTAAATCACTCTGTCAATCAACTCTACCGGCGTTCCTGCCTGTCGCTGCCTTCCACGCACCACCCCTGATCTGTAGCACAAGGCATTCGTAATTAACTTGATCGCCTTCCCCTTCCGCGTGTCATTCAACTTTCGCAATCCACGCATTACCACGCCTGGGACTTCAAAAAAGCCTCCCGGATTCATCTCTCGCTGTCGAGCCTTACGAGGAGCCATCCTCTCATCAATCTTGGCCTCAAGCTCCGCGATCTTCTCATCCGTGATGTCTGGATTAGCCCTTTTCCCCTGAGCCACTCGACGCCTCTTTCGTCGCTTAATCTGAACATCAACTGGGAACTCAGCTCCCAGCAGATTGACACCCAACTTCTTGAGTGTCTTCATCATCAAGCTAGTGCCTGACCTCGGCTCACCACTCACCACTGTAATCTTCTCAGGGTTCATTATTCATCCACCACAAGAATCGTCGCTGATCCGTTTGCACCGCCGTTCTTAAACGACAACTGCATTCCTTTTCCACTCGCTGAACGAGCATGACGAAAACCTGTGTTCGGCAACACAATGCCCTGCTTATCGTCAAACTCTGTCGGGCCGCTGTACTGCGGGTCACCGTCTTTCTCCTCAAGCTCCAACGTCGTACCGTCTGCATCACACGTCAAATACAGGCTCATCAGCAACACGTGCTTACTGCCTTGATCCGCCTTCAGCTCCACATCGCCTGCTCCTGATCGAGCAACCTTGATGACTTCACAATCGTCAATCGTCTTCCCCGACGCTATGTAGTCATTCAACTGCAACACACGGGTCGCAATCGACGTCAGCTGTGTAATCGCGGCATCCTGCTTGGCTTCCGTCGCTGGTGACGCAATGATCTTCGCTAGAATCGCCGCGGCCGTTGCCTCTGTCGCTGCGGCCGCTGTAATCTTGGCAAGGATACTCGCCTGTCCTGCCGCTGTTGCCGGAGCCGCGATAATCTTCGCGAGAATGCTGTCCAAACGAGCAATTTCAGTCAGCTGGTTCGCGGCACTTGCGTCACCAGCACCTGCTCCAGACAACACAACTTGAACGAATCCATTCTCATCATACGAATCCAACATCTTCTGGATCAATCTGTATGGCTGTTCCATCTCAACTCTCCTTACAACGATGCTCGATGTTCTAACTGCGTCTATCCATATTCGACTCAACACGTTCCAGCGTCCCAGCTATCTCCTTCTGCGTCGTTGCAATCGATTGCATCGTTTCCGCTATCTTCTCTTGCGTATGGCCCCATGATCTTGGCACATACACCATCGGGGCACCGTCTTCATCCTTCGCTGCATGTACTACTTTCAACTCCTTCAACACCTCTTGACAACTCCGTCTCGCTGAATCTGCATTCTGCGTCGCCACGGCCAGTTTTTCAGTTGTCTTCACTAGATCACTCACATCACGCCTCGTGTCATACAAAGCCCTTTTCTCCTCAGACGACAGCATACACCTACCGCTGCCGCCACTCTTGAAAACAAACTTCGTCACCAGCAACTCCACAACTTTCGCCAGTGACACTGCTAACACTATTAGCGGGATCACGTATTTCAATTGGTCCATGCCCGGCCCTTTACTGCTAGGTCATCATGTCGACGGCACTACCGCGTTCGGCAGCCCTTTCTTCACCTTATTCACTTCGTCCTTAATCAACCCATTCATCGCTTCATTTCGTGCTCCGATTTCCGCTTTGACAGGCTGAGTTGCAGTTTCGCCGCCTTTCAAGTCTGCGAGATGAATGCCTTCCACCACTCCCACAAAGGCTTCCTTCAACTTCTTCGCACGACCGCTACTTACAAACAACCAAACACCGACACCAATCGCCAGGGCCAACAGTACCCATATCACCCACATATGCTCCTGCATGAAAGCTCCAATCGCGATCGCTGCGATGCCTGCCACAATCAACATAGCTCCCTTGATCCACATCCTCAAGAACACCATGATCGCCAAACCCGTCAAGATCGCCAATCCGCCAATCACTGACAGCACCATCAATCCTGGGTTGCTTGCGAATCCTTCCCACCCAAACGAAAACGCACCGCTTTCAGCACTTGATCCATTGATCGCCGCTTTCGGCGTCTCAAAGTTCATCTGCGTCCAAGCGGCATTCTCACTCGACCTCACTCCTATTCCTGTTCCAGTGCTTGTCTTCGTCTTATCCGTCACCTCTGTATCATCGGTTTCAATGTCATCCTCAAACTCTATCTCGACCTCTACCGCGTCTGCCGGAATCTGAATCTCCTTCCCATTCACCTGCAACGTCATCACTTCATTTGACAACGTACTCAGATTCACATACTCCACAGGTGCAGTCATTCTTCCAACTACGAATGCACCTACGACAGCAACCGCAACAATCAGAGCTACACCAGTCTGTATCAATCCACTCTTCATCGGTAGTTCTCCTCAAGGTCTTCCAGCGGCAGCGGCTGCACAGTCGGATGCCGCGACTCTTGTCTACTCCGCGTAATCTTAATCTTGAATCTGCGATGCTCCACTTTCGGCGGAATCTCGTGTCGATCCGTATGAACTACTCCACTCTCAGCCGGATCAATCTTCGTCGAAGCGAACCACGTGCATCCACTGACCATCATCAGCACCACCATCATTGCCAGTATCCATCTCATGTCATGCACTCCTGTCTGTTCAGTACCTTCTTCACTGCGTCCTCTACTGCATCTACTGTTATCATTGCCATGCAACTCCTATCACAATTCGGGTGGAGTGTCGACGCACAATAGTTCGCCAAACACGGATTCTTCACGGGCGACACCACATTTACATTCTCGTCATATCCAGTCACACTTACCTTACCACCACCGCCTACCAGTACAACAGTCGGCACATCCAACGCCTTACCCATGTGATTCGCTACACCTTCAATCGTTACAACGGCATCCACCAACTCCAACGACCGCAGCGAATCTACAAAAGCCTTCTGTCTGAAATCTTCAAAGCCGTCAATCATCGGCTCAAAGTCTGCTCCAAGCTGATAACACATCACACCTTCTGCTGTCAACCGTCTTGCTAGCTCCGTCCAGTGTTCGTCAGGCCACTCCTTCACTATGTTGATCGACCTGCGAGCCTGTCTGGGCCATATCCCAATGCACGGGCTTTCCTTCGCAGCAACAAGTCCTTCTATGAAGCTTCTCAATCTGACTCGCTCCACATTCCCACCCATTGCCCATGCTGCATGATCTCCATGCTTCCAACAATCATAGTACGACAAGTCAAACGAGGCGTCTGCTTCTGGCTTCTCCTCTATCGGCACCACCTCATCCACAAAACCTGCCTGCCTTACTATCACGTCACAAGGCTTCTTCGTGCGGAACACAATCTTCGCCTTCGGAAACATCTCTCGGCACTTTTCCTGCACTGAAACAGTCATTACAACATCGCCTGCCCCGCCTTGCCGATACAACGAAATCATGCCTTCCTGCACTTCTTTCGGCCAAGTCTTTCCCATCACCGCATGAATCAACTGTCTGTATTTCTCCGCCTGATGTCGAATCGTGAACTTCTCCAACACCTTCTGCTTACACGCTTCTGCTATCTCAGCACCTCTCTGTGCAATCGTTTGCACAGCGGCAGCTGCTTGGGCGAAGTCTTTCTCTACAAACAGTATCTCCTTGCCGTCCTCAAACATCGTCGGCATAGCACCTACCGCCGTCGCTATCGTCGGGCATCCTGCTAACGCCGCTTCCATCGGATTGCTAGGACATCCTTCATGGCTACTGATCAACATGTTCACATCTATCGCCTTGTAGAACGCGGCCACATTCTGCAACGACTTGAACATCTGAATCTTGCCTTCAGCACCTGCGTTCTTCATCCATCGCTGCGTCAACCGGATGTCGTTTTCATTCCGAACCCCAGCTATCACCAACTTCACATTCTTCATCCTCGGCACCAGCTCAATCAAAAACTGGATACCTTTCGCCGGATTCATACGACCCAGATACCCAACCACGATCTCCGCGTCTCGCCTAACCGCCAGCGGTTCTGCACTTACGTCAATCCTTTCGGGCACCACTCCGTTGAAGATCCATTTCCCTTCCAACTCTTCAGCGGCTACATCCGAAACACACACCAATTCATCCACCAACTGTCTTGTTCTCTTGACGCTGACATTCACACGTGCTTCGTCAGTCCTGTGAATCCGCACCATCGCCGGTCGAATCTCCATCGAGTTCAACAAAAGAGTTACATCGTTGCTCACCTCATGGTACAGGATCACATCGTAACTACTTTCGTCTATGAACTCTCTCAACCTAGCCATGTCGCCAGATTCACGGAACATCTCCAGCTTGTCAACCGACGCTTCCAGCAAGTCCACAATCGGCGGAAACACCGAACTGTCGCCTATCAACTGCACCACTGCTACATCCATCTTAAACCATCTCGACAGCTGCTTGATCAAATTCGCAGCGTTAATCTCTCCGCCACCCATCCACAACGACGGCAGAATATATAGCACTCTGCCCGGCGAGTTCACCTGCACTCTACGAACCTTGGCTTTCTCAACCTGAATCGGCCCTATCTTCGATCTCCGCTTCTTCGCAGGTCGCTGCACATCTTCGAACATTCGGGGAGGCATAGCTGCAAGCACACGATCAACCGTCAACGCCATCATGCACCGTGTCGCTGCTTTGTCGTCATTCTGCAAACTTCTCGACGGTTCATACTGCATCTCCTCCGCCGTGCTTATCCCTTGCAACGATTCATACCTATCAATCACATGCTCAGGCTTTGTCGCTGAAAACAGCACAGTTCCAGGGATTCCCATCGTTCCAGCCAAGTGAGCAAAGCCAGAATCATTTCCCACAAAATACTTACAGCACCACAGCAAGCACGTCTGATCAAGTAGTTCCGTCGAAATCCCACAAGCTCTTACTACGTTTTCATCCTCAAAACCATAGTCTTCCTCACTGCCTAACCACAGCACCGAGAATCCCTTGCTTTGCAATCGAGTCGCCAACTCTTTCCAGTACGGCTCAGGCCAACGCCTTATCGGATTACTGGCTCCTGCATGGAGAGCTATCATCGGCTGCTTCGGTCCCAACACCATCAATCGACCTATCTGCTCTCGTGACAACAACAAGGTGGGGTGTTGCAACTTCTCAAGGCACTTGACCCATTCAGCCACGGCATCATAGTACGGCATGTCTATGATCTGTCGTCCCTTCGTGAACGCATGGTTCAACTTCAGCAACACATCAAACTCGCCCCGCACGCTTACGTCATTCAACCTTTCAGCAGGCAACACCTTGTCAACGCCTCTGACAGCACCGATCAAATTCAGCTGGGATCGTCTCACAGCCATCGTCACATGACAATCTTTTCTTTTCAATTCGTTCACAAGCCCTGTGCAAACGATTGCATCACCTACGCCGCCAACTATCTTAACGACGATCTGCATATTCGACCAGTCATGCGGCAGCTTTTCAGCCGGTTCTCTTGGGCTGCTGAACTTCATCAATCCGGGCTTGACTTCCAACTCTTCATCAAGCATAGGTGCGAATCTACCGCACGCTTTCAACTTTTCCCATTCGGCGGGCGTCACCTCTACCGGCTCATTGTTGTTCACTACTCTTTTCGTTATCGGCAGAGTATACCCACTGCCATTCACCAACTTTACTCTCATCATACTCTCCGTAAATCGCTGGCAAGGCGGGAGGGAGCCACCCGCTCCCGCCCTGCTCAGCTGCGACGGTCAGCGGCTAGCTATAGTCTGTGCCGGAGCCAATCGACACATTCTCCCCAATCACCACCAGATCGGGGTTCTCGATTTCGAAGTCGACGCGGAAGTGGATGGTCACCTCCCACATGTCCTTTCGCGGCACACGATCAAACTCAATCGTGATGTCACGCTGCACGAAGTAGAGCAGGTTGTTCAGCGGCGTCAACCAAATCTCCGCTCCGTCCGTTCCGGCGGTTCCAAACGTCAGATCCTCCGGGAACAGCGGAACCTCCAACATCGGGATGCCCCACGGACCGGGAACCAGACCACTTGCCAACGCCGAATCACCACCGGCGGTTGCACGGTCGGACCAATCCAGCATCCACTTGTCGAAGATGCCACTCGACACCAGCCACACATACGACGGCTTGGCGACCCGATACCGGGCGGGAATCGCTCGTTTCAGGTCGTAATACAGCTTCTTCGACGCGGCAAGCCCACCTGCGTCGATCTGTTGGGCACCGGGAACCTGGGCTTGCAAGATCGTCCGCCAACCGTCATTCACACCGAGCAGGTTGTTCGAGTCCGTCTGATTATCGCCTGTCGCCAGGGAGTCATCGCCCTCGATTGCCGCCATTTCGGTGTCAATGGCAATCCGCTTGCTGAACATGTTCAACAGCGTGTCACGGATGCTTGCCTTCTCCAGATTGTCTTCCATGAAATCCGTCTTCAGGTCGAACGCCGAACGATACTTTTCCATGTCATACGTCACGACGGCTTCGGTGGGACGACGCCGCGTGGGGCTTGACGTGGTGCTGGCACCTTCGGTCACAATCGACCCAAGGTCCAACTTGTTGATCTCACCCTTCTGGTGGTCAACTCGTACCGTCCGAACTCGCCTCAGCAACGTCGAGGTATTCACCACGAGGTCAATGAAGCGGTTCGCCTGCTTTCGGTTCATGACGCTATTCGGCAAACTCGTCTCGTCGATGGCCGACTTCTTGACGAGTTGGTCCATCGGCAACTTCATGTCTTTCATCTTTCGTCTCCTGAGAACGACTGTCTTGTCAACACGGGGCCGGAGCTACTACTCCGACGAAAACGGCCACGTCTCGGAGAACATGCTGTTGGGATCGTCTTCAGCGGCCTTCTTCTCCGCCTCTTCCTTCTCCTCATCCAGCGTCTCTTCGCGTTCCTCCTGCGTCGGCACAGACTTCGCCACCGCAGTTGCCGTCTTCTCCACTTCCTCGATGCGGGTGCCGATGGCCGTCAGGCCTTCTCCCAGCTCACCCAACATCTTCTTTACGTCTGCCAACCCATCCGGCTCCGGTTCCGTCTTCTCAGGTTCGTCTGTCTTCTCTTCGTCGGTCTTTGTCTTCATCGACTTTTCAATCGACTGTGCAAGCGATTGCACACCGTCCGTCATGCCCTGCATCCCTGCCGCCATCTGCTCCAGCACGGGGGTCAGAGCCACTGCGACGCCGTTTGCGATCTTGGTCGCAATCGCATCTTCCTTCTTTTCGGCGTCGGTCTTGTTGGCTTCCGCCTCTTCGGCAGCCTTCTTCTCTTCCGCTGCCTTCTTCTCGGCGGCCTTCTCTTCCGCAGCCTTCTCGGCAGCCTTCTCCTCGGCTTCCTTCACAGCTGCGGCCTTCTCCTCTTCGACCTTTTTCTTTTCCTCGTCCGTCATAGGGACTGACTCCTTGATCTCGTCGAGACTTGCAAGTTTCTCAAGGTCTACCGCGTCTACCATCTCGGCAAACCACATTCCGTCGTCATCAGTCTTACTCTTCGTCCCAGCCCCTTGCTCCATTGCAGGAGGCAGCATCGGGGCAGCTACAACTTGCACACCTTCGGCAAGTTTCACAGACACTGCCTCTGCTGCATTCAGAGTCCCAAGGGGCTGTTGCACTGCGTAGAAGGACGAATCATCCTCTCGCACATTGCCCCAATCGAGATCACGGGCCTTCAAATATTCGTTTGCCTGTCCGATACTTTCGAATCTACTCTTACTCAACCTCAGCATGTGCACAACCAACGGCTTGTCAATCTCTGTCCGAATCTCATGCCCTTCTGCATCCTTGGCAATCGTGAACAGCGACGCACCGTTGTCCGGCACAGTCACCAAGCTGACCTCAAAGAGATCAATGTTCGTCAATACTCTCTCCGTCGTTCCATCCGATTTCACGCGGTAGGACACCTTCGTCAATCCCCGCCAGCTAAACGCTGACAGTTCACCACGCTCCACCATTTCCCAGACATCGTCGACGGTTACTTCTGCGACAACCCACAAGCCTCTCGTTCCAATCTTCAGGTCCGGTGCTTTCGACTTCGGAAATTCATCCACAATCTCCTTACTCTTCACATCCCGAACCGCAAACATCAGCGGGTCATCCGACTTCGCTAGCTTAGCTACAATCATCTCTCGCGGCACACCAATCGCTACCGGATTGCCCATCGAGTCCGTCCAAAAGCGATGGTTGTACATCAACACAGGCTTCGCCATAAAGCTCTTGATGTCAAACTCTTCGGGCGGGACTACGTCGTCACTCCTGTCCGCCTTCTCCACAGACACAAAACCCTTGATCAGATGATCTGTGGTGTCCTTCTCAATCGCCAACGGCGACGCCACTCGCAACAGTTCTCTTACTTCTGAAGGCATATGTCACCTCAAACTGTGCTATCTCCATCAGGGTCTGGAGAAGCGTCTCTTGTCAACTTCGGTTTCAGAACTCTGCCGTCTTGTCCAATCAACTCCGCTCCAGCGTAGAACTCTTTCAAGTCCTGCTCTTGTTCTCTTACCTTCTGGTCATCTACTACTATCTTACTCATGTCACACCTAACAGTTCACTCTCAGCAAAACGGATCAAATTCTGATCCTTCACACTCAAGTCCTCAAACGTATCCGCCTCACGGACTCTCTGTACAAACGCTTCTCTCATCTTGAGCGGCGTCATCCAGATCACATTCGTATCCATTATCTGAGCTACTCGTCGGCTCAATGTTGGGGTCATTTCACTATCCTCAACGCAGTTCTATTCAAAATGACCATGTACTCATCACTCACTATGTGAATTGCATCGTAGCCGAAGCCTGCTGCGACTCTACCAACATCCTGGGCATAGGCCTCTCTCGCCCCCAACTTTGCACGTGCCGCATTCACTACCTTTTGAGCCGCCTTGAACTCTGCCTCACTTGACACAGCTCCTATCACATCAGAGAGAGCTTGCATCTCTCGTTGAATCGCCTTCAATTCCGTAAGTCTCAACGCCTCTGCCTCTCGATACGTAATCACTCTTGCATCCGACTTCAGAATCATTCGCATCACTGCCTCATCGCCATCCGCATACTGCCGTGCTGTAAACAGCCCATTCTCTCCATAGGCTGAGTAGGTCCCATTTCCTGTGATTCCTCTTCCTGCAAAATACTCACCCTCCTTCATCGCACTTATGAACTCCTCAGCAGTTCTGTCAGCAGTGCTATTCACACCTCTGTACAAAACTCTACCTCCCCGAACCTCCGCAGCTTCTAATTGCTCCTGCGTAATCAACTGAGGCTTTCCATCATATCCTTGCTCTTTATACGCCGCCTTCAACACCCCATCCTCGTTAAATCCAACAGCGTCATCTGCTGCCTGACTCAACTTCCTACTGTTAGCTACCTTCAAATCATCGAGGCTTGAGATCTTCGCATGTGTCGTCTTGCCTTTCATGAAGGACATGTCTACTTTAGACAGCCTCTCACCCCTAACTATACCTTCCTTCACATTCTCTAATCGCCAATGATACGGCCCCTCCTTCTTGAATCCATACATCCTCAATCTACCAACAGCTTCGTCCGTCAATCCTTGCACTTCTAGGAAAATACTCTCCGCTTCTTTCTTCCCAGCAAATTCCACCGCTTCATCCACCAACCGAGCTGTTTCTTTTACATCCGTCATCCACCTACTACGAACATGCATCTCCTTATCCATCAACAACTCAACCTTGGCTTGACTTCTTCCTGAATCAAAAACAAACAAGTCATCCGTGTCAGTCGGCTTGATCGAGAACAACTTCTTAGGCTTCTTCACGATCACCTTGCCTATCTGCGAATCCAGCTGGTCAAACACCGCCGGATCAATGTACGACGCCTTTGCCATCGACGGCGTATTGCCCAAGAATCTGGACGCCTTTTCCGACGCCTCCTTAATGATCTCTCTCACTTGCTTCTTTGTCAACGTCTGCCCTGCAAACGATTGCACTTCAGCGTTAGCTATCCGGGTCGCATGCAACGTCCTGAAATCCTTCACCGTGTAGGACTTCCCAGACACACGCTGCAAATATCTATTCAACTGCGACGGCGTCACATCAGGAAACAGCAAACCTTTCGGCGGTGTCGCTGCTATCCGCCGCTGTAACCACATTGCTGTTTCTCTTGAAACCGTGATCTCCTTCACCTGGCGAATACCTTCTTTCGCCACATAATCAAACGTCACCTTGTTACCCTGCACAACAACGTGCTCACGTTCCAACGTCGTCAATCCATGCGACTTCACTTTCCCTGTCTGCTTACCACCGCCGATCCGCATGGCAGTCTTGTCTTCTATCTGCAACAGACGGGCTTCAACCAAATCATTGCTCGCATCCTTCAGCACCGCAGCTCTGATGTCATCAATGTCGGCGGAGAACTGCTTTACCCGCGTAAACTTCTTATTCGCTTGTGCCGCCGCGTGCTGGGCCGAATACCGCCTCTGCACTCGCCCCGCCTTATCAATACCCACAGCTTGGAGTCTCGACGTCGCTTCAGCGGCTACTCTTACGTTTTCCCAAGACGGCGGAACACCTACCTTCTTCAATCGCTCCAACGTCTTTTCGGCCGTCACTTTCCTTCCACGCAGAGTCCATTCAAACTCCTTGATCTCCTTCTCTTTCACAATCCTAGTGCTTATCGTTCTCCGCATATAGCTACTGTCCGACGGCAGCGGCAACTTCTGAGGTCTTATCTTCGCCTTCTTCGGAGACGGCGGAGCAGGCGGTCTTTCATCCTTCATCGCCGGTTCCACTGATCCATCCCACGGCGTCAAACAACTATCGGACGAACCTGGCACTGATTTCTGCACTTCTTCTACAGCGACCAACTCATCTTCATGCCAGAAGAATCGCTCACGTGGATCAGCATGTCGTTCTCTTACCGCCTTACTCATGCCGCCAACTCTCCAACTAACGTCATTCTCTGCGTCTTTTCATCCATTCCAATGCTTGTGAACTTAATCTTGCTGCCTCTGTTCAGCAAAATCTCAGTCTCCTCAGCACCTAGATAAATCCCTTTCGTTCCTTTCGGGACAGTCAACTTCACTATCACACTGTCACTGTCCGAAAACGTCTTCGCCACATCCGGCATCATCGACGTCGACATGAAAGCCTTATCCTCAAACGTCTTGCCTACCAACGTGCTGTAATCCTTCGTACCTCTTACTCTCATGCCTCTGAACACCGTCAAATCTTCAGGCAATCCTTTCGCTGCATCAAAGGCATCGTCTAATCCTTTCGACACACCTTCAATAACGCCTTCTCCATACCTTGATTCACCAAGCGGGTCTACGCCGAACCTCAAGTTCCCATTCACCTCTTCGTAGGCACCGCCACGATACCGCTCCAGTGCATCTCTTTGATTGCCATGATACGCGTCTACGTCACTGACATTCCCTCTTGCCCACCTATCCGCCTTGTCTTCATTCGTGAAAACTCTAGGTCCATCTGCTCTCGGCATCTGTGGACCTGCCTGCATTCCAGCATACGGCGAATCAGGACAAATCTCCATACCGCCAGCGTGCGGCACAATCGAACACCGACAATTGATCGAATCAACACCATCCGCCGGATGCATCTGCCCATTCGGAAACGGCTTCCCAAATGCAACCGGGCCTTCTGCTTCATTCGTCCTGTGGCTATCTCTTACACGCCTATCACCAACCGTCAGCCATGATCTTGTCGGCACACCTGATCGAACGTACTGCTCATGCATCGCCATGTTGAATCCCGCCTGCGTCTCTGTGCGGGCAATCCTCAAGGCTTGGGCTTCCGTCATGCCAGCACCAGCTGCAATCCGCTTGGCTGCCGAATCCACATTTCCCAAACCTGTGAAGATCTCATCCTTCACCACATTCCGAGCCGTCACAATCGTTTCCGCAGCTACTCGTCTACCGTGTTCAACTACACGTTCATCCAATGCCGCCATCACTTCTTCGTCTGTCAGCTCAAACATTACAACTTCATCCGCAGCCTTCTGGACCTCAAACACGGGTCTGGCTGGAATCCCCAACGTCCTCAAAGCTATTACAGCTCCTTGCGTGTACGTCATGACCAAATGCTCTCGCCACACCTGCTTCAACTCCATATACTCAGGCATGTCCAACACATCATCATAGATCACCGCAATCATGTTCGTCAGCATATCCTTGCTGAGCTTGCCGTCTTCATCCGGGTTCTGCACCATTTCACGGATCAACTGCTTCACTGCCGCTGCTCTGGTCAACAATCCCAAGTCTTTCAGCAATGCCGCTATCTTCTTGTTCCACCTCGTAAAGATCTCCAACAACTTCAAGACAAACCTTCTCTCCAGTCGTGAGATCGACCCACTAACAATCTCGCTGATGATCAGCTGCGACGCCTTCGCCACTACGATTCGACGACGAATGTCATCCTCTGTCATCTGTGCAATCGTTTGCACTGCACTACTCATTCGGAACCTTCTTCGGAGGCGGCTTCGGAGCTGCTGCTTGAGCTGCCGCACGAGTCTGCAACTCACCGTTCAACGCTTCGATTTCTCCTTGCAACGCTTCAAACTGTGCCCCGGCTGCTTCTGTCAACTCATCCACAAAGATGGGCATTTGCGGCCCTGGGATGAACGCTCTATCTCCACCTTCAATCGGATCACCCAAGTTCGCTGCCTTCCTAACTTCATTGATCGTTATGCTTCCACTCTTCTGATACCCAGTGTGAGTCATCATCTCTTGATGCAGGTCACGGATGTCTAGCGGGTCATACTTCAAGTTCACATACACAACGCCAAGTCCCAACCGGAACATCTTGTTCAAAACTCTTTCCCACCTACGCTGGCTGGGCGTCACAATCCTGTCCTTGTAGATCTCCGCCTGACTCAATCCCTTACCTGAACCTAACGCCGCAGCATCCGTAACACCGATGATCGCAGGGCTAACACCATGAGCCACCATGATTCCTGTCGCACCATTCTTCCTTGTGTCTTGGAAGCTACCTTCACGCGAATCTGCGGCCAGCTTTTCAAATCTGATCTTCACCTCTCCACCCATCGACGGCACCGGGATGATCAGCGTCTTGTGGTTCTGCCCCTTCACATGCTCACTGAAGAACTTCGTGATCGTCTCTTTCACCGGCTTCGCCAGGCGTGCACCTTCCACAATCACCGCATACTGCGGCACCGTGTTATGCTCAAAGAACTGCAACAAATAATCTCTGATGTACACATTCGCAAACACATGGCCTACGGCGGGAATCACATCCGGCACACCGTAGTACACCGAGTTGGGGTGATGCTTCGGCACCCACAGAATCTCATTGGCCGCTTTCATCAAGCTGGTGGTTCGCTTTCCCGTCTCGCGGTCAATCATACTCCAACCAACACTGCCGCCAATCTTCAACTCACCGTCAAGTCTTGGATTGTACGGCTCAGGCTTATGGGTCACAGGGTCTTTCCGCTTGGTGCTGATCACCTTCTCACCGAACGGCTGGTAGTACACAAACTTCTGCGGCCCTACGATTTCCACAAAGCCTTTCCAGCCACGCATCACTCTAAGTCTCGCCGCCGGAATATGGGCAATCCTGGCAATCTTACCGTCTCTTGACCTGATCACCTCAATCCCAGCATATCCGATACTCTCAAAGTCCATCGCGGCACGTTCCGTCACACCGTCGAATCCAACTACATCATTGCACTCTTCAATGAAGGTCCGCACCTCCACCACTTCTTCGTCAATCTTCTTCTTCACAGCATCGTCTGCGGTTGCCGGATCAAACACATCTCCAGACGGCATCGTGGTCGGCTTCACTTCGTAGTCTCTACCAACCGAGTCGGTCGTCTTCGCCTTCACACATCTGTAATGCGTCTCATCCACTTCTAGGAACATCGCCAACACATCCGCATTGTACGGCGGCTCCACCACCTTGGTCGTACTCAGGTCTGTGAATGCCTCTTTACTACCTCGTTTCTGCTGTGTGGAACCCTCTACCGCCTTCGCTACGTCTACCAGCGGTTCATTGTTCT